CATAGTTCTTTGCTTCCTGTGCTTTCTCTGCGTATGTGTAGTACAGATTGGACTGAGATATGCACTCCTCGTCAAGACGGTACTTGTTGATTTTGATTAACTCAACAAAATCTTCTCTTTCTTCCATTGTTTTCTCCTTATACTCTATTATACATTCTGAAACAAATATTTTACTGATTTATGTAAGATAAATAATCTAAAACAGCGATTGTAATTGCAGTTTTTCCATTCCTATATGTGTCAGCAGAACCAAACGCTTGGATAGCACCCTCAATCTTCACATCAAGCTTACCATTCAAGGCAACTGCATTGAAATAACCCAAGATTGCCCTTCTGACACCTTCAGGTTCAGTCATATCAATCTTCTTGATTAAAGACGCTAATTCAGACCAAGATGTGTTTCTCATCATAGCTCGACACAAATCCCTCACCTCAGCACTCTCTATTCCACCCTCGTTGTCAAGAATATTCATTCTCTCCTCGTCTGAATCAAGATAAAGCACCTTATTGAGAATCTTGAGTGCCTTTCTTGGTGAACCATCGGATAATGGAATAATCTTATTCACAATATCCATAGAAATCTTGATTCCCTCTGCCCTTGCAGTCCTCTTGATAAGATAAACCATATCGTTGTCAGAAAGAGCCTTGAGATTGACCATAGAGCACCTTGTCTTGAGTGGTGCTATGAGTTTCTGTGGGTCTGTGGTACAGAGCATAAAATAGACATATTTAGGTGTGTCCTCAAGAACCTTCAAAAAAGAATTCTGAGCCACACTTGTCATAGCGTGTACCTCGTCAAGAATATACACAAGGGAATCTCCCTCGACAGGAGGATATTGAATGTTCTCCATAATCTCCCTTGCTGTGTCAATTCCTCTGTTCTCTGCTGAATTGATTTCCACTATGCAGTTATCAGTAGCACCAAGCTCCTTGGCAAGTATTCTTGCGAGAGTAGTCTTACCCACACCACTCTGACCTACGAAAAGGAATGAGTGAGCACCACTCTCCACCTCTTTCCTCAATGCTTTTATGGCACTATCCTGACCCACAACATCTTCAAATGTCTGAGGTCTGTACTTCCTATAAAGTTCCTCTTTATCCATAATTACTCCTCTATGTTAAATAATCCACTATAAGGGAGTGTCTTGACCCACTCCATAAAGTTCTTGCTCCACATATCAAGCTTGTGATTCTTCCTCTGCTCTACCATAGCCAAGATATTCTCATAGCTCATAGTCACAGTTCTCTTCTGCAAATATGATTCTGGCAACAACCCAACAATCTGCTTCCAAAACCTCTTGTCCTTTGTCTTGACATAAGCGTTCCTAAGAAGCTCAAGGATATTGATATGGTTAATCCAAGACTGTCTGAAAAGCTCTCCTGTCCCTTCCTTCATTTCGTTGCACTCATCAAAGTCAGGTGTCTCAAAGCACTCAATGGTAAGAGGATTCCTCATAAGTGTGTGCATAGTTGAGCAAGAGTTGGCAACCGTACCCACCTTATAAGTGTCAAATTCCTTCCACCAGTAAAGTGGAGCAGTAATATCGACACTCACCATAATCTGTCTCATAAACTTCCTATGTGATGAACCACTCTTTATGAGTTTCTTCATAAGAGCGTAATCCTCGTCTCCAAGGTTAAATTTGGACTTCATACAAGCGTCAAGACATTCCCCACCGTGAATAACACCCATACAAGGACTGTCGCACACACATTCGCTGTCGCTCTTATCCCAAGAATCAAAGGAATTTCTCATTCCCCTTATGGCGTGTTCAAATCCCCACACTTCAGTTTTCTCAAATTTCATTCGTTTTCTCCTATACCTTATTATATAAACCTAAATAAGAATTTGTCAGAAAAAGTCATTCCCATCGTCAAAATTCACACCGAACTTATTTGAAAGTCTTTTCTTGGCAAGGTCGATGTACCAACCCTTGTCAATCTTATCCACCACCTTCATATCTTTAACACTCTCGTTGTGAATGAAGCAGTTGAACGGACAATCTGCAAATCTCTCTATGGTAGCACCCAATTTCTTCAATTTACCTAAATAAGTGTCGTTTGAATCCTTGCTTGCGAACACTCTGAAAGTCCTGTCTGATAATGTCTTGCCATTATGCCAACCAAACTTATAATTGGAACTTATTCTGTAAACCTTCTGAAACTTAATCATTTCATCACATTCATTTATGGTGCTCTCAACCGACTTGCCTTGGGTGAGATAATTGAATATGGCTTCATTGACGATAGGAAGGTCGTTGTTAAGCTCATCGAGATTCATAACATAAGCACCTTTCCTCTCATACTTGCCGTTCTTGAATCTGAAACAATAGTTGTTCACATCAGCTTGCCATATCTCATCAATATCGTCAAAACCAAGACCCATTCTTGTCCTTTTCATCCACTCCTCGCAGATAGTGTGGACATCTTTGATTTGGCTCTCATTGTCAACCATAACGATAAGACCATCTGTATTCGACTGTAAAAGCCTACAATGTCCTTCCAAATGCTCAAGCAAATCCAACAGCATAAGCTGACCGTTGATACAAACATTATTAGCCATCTTAGGGTCATAAGCTTTGGAATAAGGGTCTTTGCAAATACCATAAGTTGAGTTCAAGATAATCTTATAAGGAGCCTGCTCCTTCTTCTTACCTTGTCTCTTAAGCTCAACTCTCGTATCATAGACATCTTTGAACTTACTTTTATCGTTACTGTTCCTTGTAAGAAAATCATACTCAATCATAATGGAAGGGTAATAAGATGTAACATCAAGATGCAAGATTATCCCCTTCTCGTGTATAGGTTTGTCTATGCAACCGTGCAATCCACCCCAACCGAAGATATGAGGAACACCACACACATCACGCTTATTCTCATTCTTGTAGTTGTGATTCCTATTGTCCTTGAACCATTCGACAACATCTTTGTATTTCTTTATGTCTAAAGTATTTACAATATCAATGTCAAACTCATCACTTCTCTTCTTCAAGGGTTTCTCACACTCAATGTTCTTGGCTGTAAGCTGTGCCTTGGTCAAAGATACTGCTGACAAAGGAAGTCCGAATACCTCAACAAGACTTATCTGTGCTTCATAATCTGCTTTTCTTCTTATGAACACCTCGATTGTCTGCTCCACATCGTGATTGCAGTAGAATATGGTTTCCCTTATCTCATTCTTTGTAAGAGGTCGGTCAATATCGAAAGGAACAGTTGTCTCCCTTATGTCGTTGCCCATAAACGCTTCAAGTTGCTTAAGACTTTGAAGTTTCCCTGCGACATCATAGTTATACAACTGAATGTCCTTGAACCTCTCCGACAATTCCCAACCTTTCTTCCCCTCTACAATAATCATATCGTTGATACGCTTAGGGTTCATTCTTAAAAGAATTGATTTAAGGATATAAGTGTCATAATTCCTTGAATTATACCCAACCCAAATCTCTTCCTTATGAATCTCATAATATCTTGTGAGAGCTTCCCAATCGTTGACAATTATATTCTTGGTCTTTGAGACAGGATTGATTATAACGACAAGCCAATCATACTCAAAGACCTCGAAATCATAGAAATTCAAAGAATAAGGATAAAGTTCCTTGGTGAAACCCTCGTACTCCCCATTCATATAGAAGCTTCTGTCCATCTTCACCAAGGAATCCTCATCAACATCATAATGAGGTCTCCTCGGTTTCTCCTCAACTTCTGCATAAATGGGTTTGGAGGGTCTTGAGACTTTCTTGCCCTTCAATTCAGACACATCATCATCTAAATCAAACAGCACCTAATCACTCCTTGACTAAAGTTGAGAAGATATGCTCCTCCACATCGTTCCTGAACACAATCCTCTGATTTCCTTTGACTTCTGCCACAGAGAACTCATATTCCCTTCCACTCATATACTTGAAAAGGTCAATATCGACATAAACCTCTGAACTCTCAAAATCATCGACATTCTCAATAGGAACTTTCTCGTCATACGCACCGGCAGTCTTCTCTCCAGAAACCTCAAAACAATCCTTGCTGACCTTGAGGACAAGTGCATTCTTAAACTCCACATTCATAGACATAACAGAAGCTCTATCCACAGCGTCAAAAAGCTCGGAAGGAACTTTTACTGCAAACTTACAGGAACTGTTTGTCACATCGACAGATTTCTTGATTTTCTCTGCAATCTCAGAAGACCAAGGCATATTTCTGATGGAAATAACAGTATCGTCTTTTGTCTTGAAATGCAACCAAGCCTTTGTAATCTGAACTGAATCAATATCCTCGAACTTGAGCAAATCAGAGACAAAAGGATAATGAATGAAGAAATTATCCCCACAGTCCTCTGTCCCTACAATGTTAATCTGCTTTCCATCGCTTGAAATCATATTGTCACCATAAATGTATACACCTGACACTTCCTTTCTCTTGTCAGACATAGTGGTGGAATACTTGATGTTGCACAGACCGAGGGACTGTGTGAACTTGTCTCCGAGAGGAAGCCACTCATCACCTATATTTAATTTCTCAAAAACACCGTCATTCCAATTTATCAGATTGAATGAAGCTTCAATCTCCCCACACACAATCTTCATACTCTTCTTGGTGAAGGAAACATCTATGTCCTCAGAAGGAAGCTTTGTAAGGATATTCACAAGCTCCTTTCCTTTAACAGCACACTTCACCTTATCACCCAAATCAAGCTCAGATGATACAGAAACCTTGTCATTATAACTGTAAACCCTCTTATCCTTAAGAACGAAACAGTCAGAAGCGTCAAACACAACCTTGGTCATATCGACACCTGGTGAGCACTTTCTCAAAGCACTCAGAAAATCACTTCTCTTGATATTCATTATGTAACTCCTTTAACCTTATTATACAGACTGACACAATTATTTGACTGTCCTATACTTTCTTTTCTTTATGGAGAAATCCTTGAGAACCATATCACGCCAATCCTCCTCGGTATGGGAGAACATAACATCTTTCTCCTTGTTGTCCATAAGAAGCTTCATATCCTTGTTCCTCTTGTTCAAGGTACTCATAAAGGATTCCTCTATCGAATCAGACATAACAAGATAGAAAGCGAACACCTTGTCAGCAGTCTGACCTATACGATGCACCCTGTCCTCTGCCTGCTCGTGCTGAACGCAAGTCTGACCGAACTCAACAAAACATACGGTATCAGATGAAGTCAAAGTTATACCAGCTCCACAAGACTTTATCTCACCTATGAAAAGCTTAATCTTATCGTTCTCCTGGAACTTATCCACAATGGACTGCCTTTTATTTGAAGGAACAGAACCGTTTATACCGACACATTTCTTTCCGAATTTCTTCATAAGAATATCGTACATAAACTTATGATGGACAAACACAACAAGCTTACCACCGTGTATCTTGAGATACTCCTCAATCCACCTTATTACTGACTTTTCCTTCGCCCTGCAGGCATATCCCCTCATCTTGGAGATATGGGCAAGCATATTGTCCTTTGACTTCCCCTTCATCAAATCAGAGACAAAATCCCTCTCTGAACTGTCATACAGAGACCTTTCATCTTCAGACACATCAAGATATACGACAGAACGGAGTTTAGGAGGTAATTGGGAAAGAACCTCCTCCTTCTTCCTTCTTATCATAAACTGACTTAACTTGTCCCTCAATTCATCTGCATTTGAAAGTCCCTCGAATTTCCACCCATACTTGTTCTTCCTTGGGTCACAGTACCTCATCTTGAAATTATACTCATTAGGAAACAAATCTGGTCTAAGAAGATGAAGTGCGAGATAGAACTGACTTGTCTTGGTCTCATAAGGTGTTCCTGAAAGAAATATCTTCTTGCAGTCAGAAGCCTGGCATATCTGCGATACTGCCCTCGACCTTATAGAAGAAGTGCCACTTATGTACTGAATCTCGTCTGCGATTATAGTCTTCCAACTTATCTCAGATAAAATATCACACCAACCCCTAACTTTCTGAGGATTATAAGTTGCGTGATACCCCTTTGCTTTGAGAAGATTGACCCTCTCCTCCTCCTTCCTTTTAAGCTCCTTATCCTCTTCTGCAAGAATGTCATAATTGATAATCAATATGCAGTTTGTAATATGCAAATCAATACCATCTTGTAATCTTGTCCCGTTCACCACTATCGGTTTGAAAGGTGTCCAATCCTCTATGAAATTTCTCCAAGTCTCCTTCAATGTGGCTGGAGTGATTATAAGACAAGGAAGTGCGTTGTTCCCCACAGCATTTAGATAAGAGAGAGCCTGCACAGTCTTTCCCAGACCCATAGGGTCAGCGAGAAGCTGATTACCTTCCCTAAGAAGAAGCTTCACACCTTCCTTCTGAAACGGAAAAAGTCTGTCGTCAAAGACCATATCCTCAAAACCGAATCCCTCTATGAAATGCTTGGAGGAATCATCAAACTTGCAACCCAATCTGAACAGTCTCCTCGCCACTTTCCTTGTAGGTGGAAGATGAACTATGCTCAAATCCTTGTCGTAATCGAAATAATTACAGTCTTTTATTATATTATATATATAATTATAATTAGCTTTATTAACTTGTGTTGATAAATACTTACCGTCAAATATTACTTGTGACATATTTTATAAAAATCCTCTCAGATTAAAAATTTGGGGTCTCTTGGACAACTTGGGGTAAAAGTCAAGTAAATTCTCAACCTTACCCCAAAACATTCCTCTACGATAATTCTCAAAGGTCAACAGTAGAGAAGCTCACCCTCTGTGTTCCAATATGTCTTTATCTCAGACCATACCTTCCTTGCTTCGTCACGAGATATTCCGAGTTCCTTTGAAGCTCTGTACGGAGAAGGTGTGCGTACACCCTTCCTCTCCCAAGACCGACCCAAAATCCACTCAAACACCTTCATAGCGTTCTCAGAGAGATAATTCTTTGCGTCTGACACAACATTGTCGAGAGTAGGCTTCTCTCCCTCGCTCTCAATGACATCAAGTGCCTCATCTGAAAGAGAATACTCGTTGAAACGGATATACTGTCTGCACCAATGACCGAGTTTCCTCAGATTGCTGAACAGATGTGTGGAGAAACTGCCCTTTGTAGGGTCATAGCTCTCCAAAGTCTCAAGGTAAATCTCGAACCCTCTGCCCTCCACATCTTCGTAATCAAGATTATACATCTTTGAATACTTGTGGCTCATCTTCCTAATCATTCCAATGTAATTCTCAAATCTTGTGTTTTCTTCCATTCGTTTTCTCCTATATCTGAAATATACACCCATAAAACAAATATGTCAACATACCAATTAAAAAAACTTTTTCTTTTATTGAAATTTTTTTCTAAATCATTATCTTGAAAAGAATTACTTTAACATCAGTTTTTCCAAAAATTCACCATATATACCGATTATATTTTCGGTTAGAAATATTATTATTTACTACCACATTCAATAAAATATCCTACTTTGTAGTCTATTTTATTTCATAGTGTTTTAATTTTAATTTATTTAATATTATATTTATTATTTTAATTTATTTAATTTAATAATTTTTAATTTACTAATATAAAATATAATAACATTCATAATTTAATATCCTTCTTACGAAGTCTATTAAATTATTCATAAGTTAAAATATAACATATAAGAATTTAATAATTTAATTTAATTAAGAAATAATAAAAAATATAAATACAAATTTAATATCCTACTTCGTAGTCTATTAAATTTAAGTAAATATATAAATTAAAATTTCTTTTCTTTGTTTCTTTCTTTTCTTTTTCCCATAATTTTCTGTTGAGAAAACAGATTTTCCCAAGTATTTTATAAAAATATAATATTTTTAATTTAATTTTACTTCTCATATTTTTATATAAATTTCCTCATTGGATTTTTATACAAATTTGCTTACTTAATTTTTATATAAAAAAAATGAATTTAAGATAATTCCGACCCACACCCTCGGTATACTTAAAATATAAAAAAGGAAGTTTTTAGATTTGCACCAAGATTATCGACAAAATTTGAGGTGAGGTTATATAATAAGGTTGTTAGTCTTAAAAAAGGTGGAATATGAAAAAAGAACGGCTTGACGCATTGAATGAGAAGGACATCGCCATCGGTCTCATAGTATCGGATAAATACTGTCGAGAGGTGATTCCTGTTTTGAACCCTAAATACATCGAGATAGATTACATCAGAATACTGTCGTCTTGGATTAAGGAATATTATTTGGAGTTCCACGAAGCTCCGAAGAACAACATAATCAAGTTATACCGTGCCAAAGTGTCTGATTTGAGAGACGAAGCACTCGGAGACAATATCCTCACATTGATTTCAAACCTTGAGGGTAAGAAGGATATGAACGAGGGATTTATGGTTGACCAGACCATAAAATATCTCAAGAAACGAAGTCTACAATGTCTTGCAGAGGATATAGAAGCTTGTGTGTCAGTAAATGATATAGAGAGAGCAGAGGAGACATTGAACAGCCACAGGATTGTCGAGAAGAGTGGTAGTGATACTGTTTCTGTAATGCACTCTTTAGACAAGGTGATAGACAGTTTCGATTCAGAGGAAGAGGTGCTTTTAAGGCTTCCTGGTGCTTATGGGTCTGTCATAGGAGATATTCATAGGGAAGATTTCTTCTCATTTATCGCACCGTTCAAACGAGGAAAGACTTTTGCACTTATGGATATGGCTGTAAGAGGATTCTTCAATGGTCTCAAGGTGTTGTTCGTATCACTTGAAATGGGTGAGAGAGCAGTAGTGAGGAGATTTTGGACTTCAATAAGCGGGCAGATTTCAAAGGACAAGGAGAACATAAATTATCCCAAGTTCGTGGAGAAGAACGGTGTATGGAAGATAGAGGAGAGAAGGATAAACAAGAAAGCTTCTGATTCCGAGGATATAAAGAAGATGTCCAACTTCATAAGGAGAGTGGCGAGGAATGGAGACATAAGGGTGTTGGCAGTTCCTTCCTATTCATTGAGAGTGGACAGACTTGAGACCAAGATGGAGAAGATGGCTTATGAGGACAACTTCATTCCTGATTTGGTCATAGTGGATTATGCAGACATTATGTGTCCAAGCGAGAAGAATGAGTATAGACAACAGCTTGATTCGATTTGGAAGAGGTTGAGGTCTATGGCACAGAAGTGGCATTGTGCTGTGATAACTGCTTCACAGACCAACAGAGACGCTTTGAATGGTGACGCTACGCAGGAGAATGTTGCAGAAGATATAAGAAAGATTGCACACATAACTTCTATGGTCTCCATAAATCAGACGGAAGACGAGAAGAAAAAGGGTGTGGTGAGATTCAAGCAGTTGGCTATAAGAGAGGAAGGTGCTGAGTACAGGCAAGCAGTATGCTTACAATGCTTGGACTTGGGTAAAATGGTGATAGACAGTCGTTTTGATGATGAGGTTGAGGATTACCTTTATTCAGACGATGGTGATACATATAGAAGAAAAAAGAGGAGAGAAAAAGAATGAGTGAGAATATTGATGTTCAAAAGGCGTATGACAAAGGCTACAATACTGCCCTTGAGAGTGTGTCATTCTACATTATGAGTAATTTTGATGTGAATGAGCCTAATATGACTTCCATTATGAAGTATATAAATGAGCTTAGGGAAGAAGAGGAGGATGACGAATGACAGTATATGTTGAAGACCCTTGTTTTAAGACAATAAGTAAATATGAAAATATAAAGAAAGTGTTTTTCAAGCTTTTCAGTTTACACATTGTAGATAAAAACGATAAAGAATTTGTCTTTGACAGACCACAGTTATTTGATTTTAGGGTAGAGGAAGATAATGAATAGAAAAGAAAAAGCATTGAAGATACTTGAGGAAAAGAGACTTAAAGACCTTGAAGCTTGTTCTGATTTTTTCTATGACGATATAACTTTCTGCTGTCGTGAGTGCAGTAATACAGAATGTTTCAGAAATAGGAAGAATATGAAATGCAAAGAGGGGTTACATTCTTTTGCTGATTTCTTTGGTGAAATGAAGAATGAGGTTTGCCCTAAAGACGCAAGTTTACCAGATAATTGGAAGGAGATTTTCAATAAATGAGAATAGGTCTTGTTGATGTTGACGGACATAACTTTCCAAATCTTTGTCTTATGAAGATTTCTGCTTGGCATAAAAGTAAAGGTGATACAGTTGAGTGGGCAGTCCCTTTAGGTGATTACGATAAGGTGTATAAATCTAAAGTTTTTACTTTCACTAAAGATGATAAAAACAGTTATGGTTGTGAAATTGAGAAAGGTGGAAGTGGTTACGGAGATTATAATAAAAAATTATCAGACGAGATTGAACATTTGTGTCCAGATTATTCTATTTATAATATAAATGATGTGGCTTATGGTTTTACTACAAGAGGTTGTATAAGAAAATGTCCTTTTTGTGTAGTTCCCAAGAAAGAAGGAAATATAAGACCACACGCAGATATAGAAGAATTTCTTGATGGTAGAAAAAATCTCATTCTTATGGATAATAATATTATGGCTTCTGACCACGGGATAAAACAACTTGAAAAGTGTAAAAATATGGGTATAAAGGTTGATTGTAACCAAGGTCTTGACGCAAGAATTGTGTCTAAAAGCGATTATCTTATAAATCTTATAGCCAATCTTTATATTTATGGTGATTTCATAAGAATAGCTTGTGATAATAAATCAGAAATAGAACCTTGTAAAAAAGTTGTAGACAAAGTTCTTGAGATAAATCCTAAAAGAAAATTTTCTGTTTATACGCTTCTTACAGATGATGAAGAAGATAGTATGGAAAGGGTTATGCTGTGGAGAAATTATGGAAGCAAAGTAAAAGTTTATGCTCCACCTTATAGAAATTTTAATGACCCCAATCAATATATTCCTAAATGGCAGAAAAATTTAGCTCGATGGGCTAACAATCGTTGGATTTATTACAGTTGTGATTTTAAGGATTATAATTCAAGTGTAAAAAACTCAAAACATAAAGAAAAAGATTCAAATAATTTATGGGAGGTTTAATATGAGAGCGTGGGATATTGTGTGTATGATAATAGGAATATTTATCATAATTGATTCTGGACTTAACAAACCAGTGAATGTGATTATGGGAAGCCTTATGGTTATGATTCCACTTTATTTCAATTATTGGAGCAAATGATGTTGGCGTTTAAGATTATTATGTTGGTTTTACTTATGGTTGATTGTGTGGCTCATTTTATAAGACTTATGAATGTTAGGGTGACAGATACGACAGATGATTTGACGAGATTCTTCTTGAGAGCATATCTCGACATAAATATGTTTGTGTTCATATCTATTTATTTTAATTGAGATAAGGAGAATAAAATGACTGTGAAAAAATTATATGAGACATTGAGTGAGGTTGTGAGTGTTTATCCTGAAGCTGAAATTGTGTTTGAGACAAACGCAAGCAATTTCATTGAATCTCACGATGTCAACACTGCTTATGCACAGAAGGATTTGATGAACGGAAACATCAAGATTGTATTTAGTGAGGAATACAGATGAGTGAGGAACTTGCTTGGATTGAACGCCACGCTTATGATGGCGATGGTGATGAGGTTTATGAGTGTCCTAACTGTGATTTCACCTTGCAACTCATAGAAGGAACACCGAAAGAGAATGAATTTTATTTCTGTCCTAAATGTGGCTACGATATGAGAAAGGATAAAGAAAATTGAGCCTTATTTTATATTTAATAAGATGGCAGTTGAGCACACCTATTCTTTGGGTGTGCCTTAGATTTTTCTACAAGATGGGTGCTTTCAAAGCCACTATAATCTCAAATCTTATAGGTGGTCTTATTTTCTTTTGGGTTGATAGGATTATTATGAACATTTAGTTCAAATATACATTTCAGAATATATAATAAAGTATAAGGGGTTGTTTATGACTAAAGAGGAATTTTTAGAGAAATATGAAGTTGAGGAAGGTTGTATAATGCTTGAGCCTTGGGATATTTTCTCCAAAGGCATAGTTGATGTGTTCAACCATAAGAGAATTATTTATGATTATTATGGTCTTGTAAGAGCATTATCGGAAGATTATGCGAAAGACGATAAAGAGTTTAATTTAGGCTTCGACCATATTGAAGAAGCAGTAGAATGGCTTGAATACAACACCATAAGAAGTCTTCCCTATATGAATGAGGAGTTCAGACCTTTCATTGTCTCAATATCAACAGACGAATATGAATCTTGTCTTGATAAACTGAAATCACTTTATGGCAACGATAAGATAAACGAGCTTCTTGAAGATGAGAAGTTTATCATCAAAGTATATGGTCTTAGAGAAGATTGCTGTGATGATGTGGAATTTGAGACTTGTATGGATAAACTTGTAAAGGAGACAATGTGAATAATTTACCTTATATCAACACTAATATGAAATGGCACAGAAGATTTCTTAAACTTGCAGAACACATAGCAAGTTGGTCTAAAGACCCTTCAAGCAAGATTGGAGCAGTAATCGTTGATAAGAACAATAGGATTATTTCCACAGGGTACAATGGTTTTCCAAGAGGTGTCAAAGATGATGAAAGATTGAAGGACAGAGAGACCAAGTACAAAATTGTGTTACACGCAGAGGAGAACGCTATAATCTTCTCCAAGAGGGATTTAAGTGATTGCGTTCTTTATGTGTCAGGTCTTCCACCTTGTTCGCATTGTGCTTCACTCATAATTCAAAGTGGGATAAAAGATGTGTACTATTGGAATGACCCAATCCCTGAGAGGTGGAAGGAGAGTATGGCACTCACCTTTGATAATTTTGCTCAAAGTGGTGTTATTTTGCATAAGATAGAGAGAGAAGAAGATGATTGATTCCATAAGACTTGAGAATATTCAGTCGCATAAGGACACAGAGATTAAGTTCGATAAAGGCATAAACTGTATCGTAGGTGCAAGCGACAAAGGAAAATCTGCTATCATACGAGGTCTTTTATGGGCGATTGAGAACAGACCTCTCGGAGTTGAGAAGTTAGGCTCACATTGGATTTTCAATGACAAAGGAAAGCAAATCAATCCTATGAGCGTCACCATTGTCAAAGATGGCGAGGTGCTTGTGAGAAGAAGGTCTAAAGACGAGAACCAATATATCGTAGGTGATAAAGTATTGAATGTGGTGAAGTCAGATGTTCCCCAGGAAGTGAGTGATTTTTTCAACTTGTCGGAGACCAATATTCAGAGACAGTTGGACAGTCCTTTCTTATTGTCAGAGACAAGTGGTGAAGTTGCGAGATACTTTAATGCTATGGTCAAATTAGACAAGATAGATAAGGTTTTGTCAGATGTGGATTCAGAGAAAAGGTCTTTGAGGGGAGAAAGCGATTCAATCAAGAGAAGGGTTGATGAAATTGACGAGAAATTGTCAAGGATTCCCAATCTCGATGATGTGAAGACACTTATGGCTTCATTCGATAGACTTGACAACAAGATGAACACACTTGATGGTCAGTTGAACGGTTTGCTTGACGATTTGAGGAGATATACTGATTCCATATCAGATAATGGATTTGAAGCTTTGGAAGCAGAGCCTTTAATTAAGGAATACGATATTCTTGTCATAAGAAATGATGATTTGCACTTTAGAGTAAATGATATAAGCAATCTCATAAAGGATTTCGAGCATTGTAGACCATCTGATATTGATATTGAGGGTGTTGAGAATCTTATAAAAGAGTATGAGAGCACCAAATCGCTTCTTGGAGACACTTTGGATAGGAAGTCGATACTCAATGAGGAGATAAGCAAAATCGTGTCTATATGCGAAGATATAGAGGACATAGATAAAGAGATAGAGGACAAGAGGAAGGATATACCCAAGGTGTGTCCTTTATGTGGAAGTCCTATCAAAGATGAGAATGATATTTGTGAGGAGGAGAGAAAATGACAAAGCACAGAGGAAATGTAGGAAGGGTTCTTAATTATCTTAAGACACACAAGGGTGGAATCACATCTATGCAAGCTTTTGAGAAGTTCGGTGTGACAAGACTTTCTGTGGTGATTTTTGTTCTTAGGAAGGAATATGAGATTATCGGAGAGAAGTGTTTCGGTAAGAACCGTTTCGGAGATAAGGTGAGATTCGTCAAGTTCAAGCTCGTGGGAGAGGTTTAATGCGTCTTATCATAACTGCCGATTGGCATTTACGCTTCACAAGACCTGTATGCCGTAACGACAAGAATTGGATTGATACACAGAAAAAAGCTCTAAGGCAGATAGAGGACTATGCTTATAGGAATAAAGCAGATGTTATGGTGGTAGGAGATATATTCCATACTTCTATGGACACCAACTTCGAGTGCATAAGAATGGTGCAGGATATGGCGATAAGGTTGAGCGAGAGGGATTTAGGTCTCTTTATCTTGTGTGGAAACCACGACCTTCCTTATCATAGCTCCAAGAACATAGACAAGAGTGCTGTGGGAGTATTGCTCAACAGCAACAATATATTCCCTATCGAGAGCTATTCCTTTGATTTCTCTGCAAAGAATTTTGACGAGAAGAACGAGGACAAGGAGTTTGTGTTCATTCACACACTTGCTTTCAAGGATAAGAAGTCTATGCCACCTATGATAATCGGTGGAACAACTGCTGATGAGCTTAAGAAGCGTTATCCTAACGCAAAATGGATTTTCTTGGGTGACAACCATCATTCTTGGCAAAGGGATATAAATGGCACTCATATATTGAATCCAGGCTGTATAATAAGACAGGTGAGTGATATGAAGGACTATGAGTGTGGCGTGTTCTATGTTGACACCGATATAGACAGAATATCGTTCCTTCCTATCACAGATGATGTGGAGCTTGTGGACACCTCCTATATAGAGGAGAGAGACGAGAGGATTGAGGAGATTGAGAGATTCACCGAGAGACTTAAGAAGAACGAGGATTTGACCTTTGATTTCGAGGATAATATAAGGAAAGCTCTTTTAAGCGTAGGTGACTTGAACATAAAGAGATTGGTGGAGAAATTTGTGGGGATTACATAATGATTTGGTTCAGCAAGGGTAGTGCAGAGAGGATTTTGAGAAAGATATTCGGATATTCCTCCATCACAGAAGGTATGAAAGATTTGAGGAATATGGAGAGGGATATGGTGGTCTCTCCCTCTATAAAGGAAATGAAGTGTTCCAAGGATAGGGAGAGATTTGCCAAGTACAAGACTTTGAGGAAGGTCTTGGGAACATATATGGGGAGTTTGAGGAGCAGATTATGGGGACTTCTGACAAGATAAGTGAGATTAAAGGTATTATTGAGAGACTTAAGACACAAAAGGCTATGAAGATGGGAATAGCTGAGGAGATAAAGAAGAAGTGGAGAGCCGAGTTTGGTACTGATAATGTTGAGGAAGTGAAGAAACATCTTGAGGAAATCAAGCTTGAGGAACTCCGTATCTCAGAGAGACTTAGAAGTGTCTACGATGAGATTGTAAACAAATATGATTGGGAAGAGGTCAAGAGAGGTCTCTTATGATAAATAAGATAAGGGATATAATCACAAGAGCACAAGGAGTTAAAGACCATCTTGAGAGTGAGAGGGAAAGATTGTCCTTGGAGCTTGACGAGATAAAGAATGAGCTTGGTAATATCGACAAGGCTCAGGTGTTCATTCAGAAAGTGGCGAGTGATACACAGAGCAAGTTGAAGCTTCATATAGAGGATATTGTCAATCTTGCTCTTGATAGCGTGTTTCCTAACGAATATGAGTTTAAGGTTGATTTTGTTCCTATGAGGGGTAAGACGGAAGCTCAGATTGTGTTTATGGACAAGAGAAGTGGAAGGGAGATTGACCCTATGATTTCCAATGGTGGTGGAGCAGTTGATTTGGCTTGCTTTGCCTTGAGATTGGCTTGTCACACACTTGAGAGGGATAAAGACGATATTATCATTCTTGATGAACCGTTCAAGTTTTTGTCGCAAGATTTGAGAATGAGAGCTGGTCTTCTTATGAGTGAGCTTAGTTCTAAGTTGGGATTGCAGATTATTATGGTGACACATATAAACGAGTTTATGGATATTGCCAATAAGAATATAGAAATCAAGAAGAAAGGTGGTATCTCTTATGCAGAGGAGAGGAAGATATGACTTTTGAAGAAGTTAATGAAATAAAGGAATTTGCCATTAAAAAGGCTTCTATGTACGATAGGAAGTTCGTAGAGTTCAATGACTTAAAGGCTATGAGAACAAGAGATTTGTATAGGTCTATAATTGAATTGTGTGATAATGCCACATTCAAGCCAAATGACGCTAAACTCCTTCCTTGTCCTTTCTGTGGGCATAAAGTGATTATGAGCAAATTCGGTAAATCGTTCTATGCAGTTAAATGTGCTAATTGTGGTGCTTTGACAAGTTTTTCTCCTAATTTGACAAGGAAAGAATGTGAAGATTTTTGGAATGAGAGGATAAAGTTATGACAGATAAGGAATTAAAGAATCTTAAAGGTTGGGCACTTGAGAAGGAAGCTATGTTCGAGGAGAAGTACAATAAGAATCATTCTATTGTATCTCTTGATACTGCAAAGAAATATGAGCTTGTGGTAAAGCTTTGTGATTTGGTGATGGAGAAGAAATGCTGAAAGTAAGTGAACATCTTAAATGCAAGCACATTGGTTGGCAAGAAACAACACCTTATTGCACTTTAACCAATAAATATTGTGGTGAGAAATGTCCAAGTTTTGTGAATAAATACAAGGAGTGGGAAAATGACAGACGAAGAAATGGAAGTAATGCTGAAAGCAAAGAAAAATAAGAAGAAACATAAACTTAAAATAACAATTCCACTTGTGTTTGAATGTACTTGCATCACAGGTGTTATGGATAGGAAACAAATAAAGGAACTTATCTCAAACAGTATAAACGCACATATAAAGAACTTGGGTGGAATTGAGGGTGAGGGTGCTTGTGCCATAAGTCCTAAAGGAACTTATGCTGAACATAGGGAATGGTGTGAGATTGTACCTTATAGTTATGAATCAATAGGAGTAAAGATATGAGAACAATAATTACAGTTAGGTGGTTTGATGGGTTTAAGAGAGATTTTTATCCAGAACAGTTTCAATTTGGAAATTCTTATCTTTGGATGAAATTTATAGATGGTAAAGAAGAATGGCTACCTTTGATACAAATTAGAAACATTAAGACAAATGTAATAGATGAGGTGGTTAATTGAGAGAACAAAGAGTACAAATGGTGACAAATAGTTATAGGGGTTATTTATCGCCTAAAAGTATGCTTGAAAGGGAAAAGACTTTGACTGTTGGTGAACTTATCGACTTCTTGAAGAAATGTGATAGAAATTTGACTGTGGAGATTTTAGAGATAGATGTCGGTTCTTCCCAATATTATCCTATAAAATATATTGATGTGGTGAATGAGGAAGTAGATGAAAACTATTAAGGAAAAACCAAACATAATCAAACAAATTGAAGAAGGAATAAAAAACCCTAAAATTGAGATAACAAGGGTTTGTTTCTTTAATAATAAAAATTTTGAGGGTGTCGAAGTGTTTTGGAGTGGTAATATTGGATTTGGAAGTATGGTTTTATCCATAGATAAGAAAACAAATAAACTTCAACTTGATACAGAGCGTATGGGTGGAAAGAAATTTGCTAAGAAAGTGTTTGAAAAAATTATAGACGCTTGTGAAGAAATTGATTAAAAGGGGAAACCAAATGGAATTAAATTTGAATAAAATGACTAAAAGTATGGCTTTGGATTATATGTCTGTGGGTATCGCAAGATATATCAATATAGTGCAAGATTTGAAAGAGGAAGCACATAAGAACGAAAAATATGATTTAGAACAAGGGTATAATGACAAATTGAACGCTTTACTCATTCAGCAAGAAGAAATAGGGGATTTGGCTATACTTGTTTCATTGGGGATAGATAAAGACAAATGAATCCTTGGAATTATGTAATCAAAATCAAGCCTATATGGAGTGATACACCTTATATCAAATACGCTTATAATTACATTCTTACAGACGATTATATCTTGATTGTATATTCAGACGGTAAGAGGGAAAGATATTCCTATAAATTCTATTGCTTGTTTGATGTAAAGACCTATCGTGAATGTATGGATAATACAAAATATTATGTGAAGACACCTATGGGTTGGAAAGAAGCGAAGATAGATGCACCGATATTCCATACATACACAAGAATAAAAAACCCCTCTTGAACGGAGGGGTAATTTTTTTTTAATTTCCTTGCACAAACTATTTCTTATATCTGATGAAAAGGAAAACAGTATCAATCACCATAAGAACAAGCACAGCAATCTGAGGAACATCTTGGTGCTTGATTGCGTTGGTGAAAAGCCCAAGCACACAAGCACCCATCAGAATCCACAGAAAGATTGTCATAGCAGGGTTTGAAATGAATTTCTTGATTTTCTCAATCATTGTTTTCTCCTTTTTATAAAGTTTTTATATAGTCATACCACACTTCTTCCTCTGTCGTGGCTTTGATGTGGTCTTTGATTGACAACCCCAATCTCCGTTTTCCGTCTTGAAGAACTTGGACAGGGTGCTTGAACCAACAAGGAATACTTGTCACTATATCGTTCTTATATGAGGTTATGAACATCTTTGTTCCGAATGAATCAAGATATTCAGCATATTTATCATCACAAACTTTAGGTGGGTCGATAGCACCACATATATGGACTTTGCCTAAATCAGAGAGATAGGGGATAAGGAGTATGGCTTCCCCAGCTCCTTTGGACTTGCCACTAACGATTATGCCCTTGGACATATCCCAATCTAATGAGAGAATGTCCTTTCTGACCTTGACCCAATAGTATTCAAGTTCCTTGTAGAAACCCTTATGCACTTTTCCGTGCTCTGTCTTATAAGGTGTTGCTATTCCGTCAATAATCCAATCTAATGCTCCGTGTGAAGCCTTACAGTTTATCGTAAGGCAATCTTTGTAGGGTGGTTGGACATAGAACCCATACTGTATGTCCAAAGCCTTGTCATACGACACTTTCTTGGCTTTGGTGATGTTGTTATTGAACGCTACATCAATTCCTACTCTTATATCTGAAACTAACATTGTCTTACCCTATCAGCAGGTGATTACATACCAAGTGTCCCACCAAGGTGGTGTGTTGGGATTTGTAGTTATCCTATTAGGTTCGTTGGGGATAATTGGTGTGCAAGGTATCTCTATCGGTCTATCCCAAGGAAGTGGAAAGGAATGATTAAGCCTTTGGATAAGTTCAATCTTATCATCATCTGACAAATTTGATTTCATTATCCTCTGTTCCAATGTAGTGTTCTTGTTATCTTCACTCATCTGTTCTTTTCCTTTCCACATTCGTCTTTCTCTTTGCCACAAGCGTCTGTGTTCTTCTTAGGTTCATAACAGCCATATTCGCCACTATAATCCACCTTGCCACATCTATCGCCACGACAAGTCTTGTCTGTGAGGGAATTAGCACATTTATCACATTTGCTATCCTTGTCAAAAGAGCATTTTCTATTCATTTTGGTTTCTCCTTTTACTAATCAGTAGTTTTTGTATAGTAAATTTCTATCCAAGCTGGTCTACTTTCCAATACATTAGCAGTTGAAGCAACAACACAACTGAAACCAGTTTTCCAACAAGCACAATTACCAAAATCATTAGCACTTCTATAATGATTTAATTGCACAAATGTGCCTAATGATGCACCACCAGCTTCTATTTTTCCCTTGTATTCAACTACTTTATCAATATTAGCAATTCCGTGCGAGTATGAAGTATATGTATTATCAGCACTCGGTGTAGTAAAACTTTTTACTTGTACATAAACTGGTTTCCCATCGAATGTCGCACCTGTCTTTACTTCCCCCCCCCCCTACAGTTATATCTGTGTCGAGGATTAAGCTGTCGCCTAAATTCAATTTGCTCATTTATTTTCTCCTTTTTATATTGTCAACTCTCCACCCAATCGTCAGTCACTTGTCTTAGTATAATAAATAGTTATGTGTATATAGTTGACAATCTGTGTTGTATCAGTAGAACTGCTTACATATACTTGTAAGGCACTTTGCATCCAACTGTCAGTATGATGAAAAACAAAATTGTACCAAGTACTCATATCTGTACCACAAGACATCTCACCTAATGTGATTGTTCTATTATATCCACCATAGTCAAAATTAACTACACCTTCTGCATTTACAACTGTATCTATCATTGTTCTATCAACATTACTGAAATTATAATAACATTCTTTTCTATGGTTATTTGTAGACGCTGTTATAGACGAGGCTGGTATATTCCAAGTTCTCCTATAAATCGGCTTACCGTCTATCCACACATCGCCAGTCTTCACCTCGGTTGTGGAATATTTCTGTCCTGCTGAAACCTTATGACCGCCTATGTTCACGAATGTGTTATCTGCCATATTGAACTCCTTTAATCAGTTGTCTTGGTGTAATATACATAGTAATCACCTTTTGTAAAGGTCATATTTGTGTTACCCGACAACTGCACAGTATGAACCTTTGTGCTGTAATTATAATATGGTGTTATAGCTAATGGGCTGTAAGAGCCATCTGTTGCAACGAAAGTTAAGCCTATCTCGTATACAGTTAATGCACCAGCTATATCCCTAATTAGAAATCCCCTTGTTTTGATGAATGTATCAACGTTCCTTGAAGTGAGGTCTGTGGTTATAGTGATGTTCGTGCCACCTGTTTTACTGTAACTTCCTGCAACGATGTGGTACTCATATATCGGCTTCCCATCGTGCCAAGTAGCTCCCGTCTTTGTCTCGCTATTCGGGTAATCACTGTCTAATATAAGGCTGTCGCCTATATTTAATCTGCTCATTTTTCTCTCTCCTCTCCTTCACCCCTTCGGGTCAATCGGTTATATGTATCAATCTGTGGTTTTTGTATATTCAAGTTTAATATAGAAAGGCTTACCTTGAAAATCTGCCGAACCACCACTTGTAGCAAACCTTACAAGGTAGTTTATCTTATCAGCATCATAATTCACAACAAACTGTTGATAAACAAGTCCAGTTGAAGATGCAAACAAAACAAAAGGTATAAGTTGCCTTCTATTGGTAGAGCCATAAGTTTGTGAACCAGTTGCACTCAGCACCAAATCGACATTTGCAAGAGGTATTTGAACAACAAGATTTGCTGGCTCTGTTATTGTACTTGGAAGATTACCTGTAATAACATTGTTGTACACAGGCTTCCCATTGAATGTCTTGCTTGTCTTGACCTCTACGCCTGTCACGAGATTATCCTCGTCAGCGTTTGTCACCAGTCTGCCTAATCCGTAGTCGAACGGGTTTCCATTTGCGTCTGTGCCTGTGAGATTTATCAATCCTTGGTGATGAACCATAGAATCAATGTTGAAAGCAAATGGCTGACCATTATCATCTATACCTGTGATTGGTGTAGGAACTTGTGGTAGCCAATATGTGCCATCCCAAACATACACAGCGTAATCACTTGGGGAAAGGGTGTCAGTAACCCAACCATCGGAAGTGAGCCTACGCACAGTACAGTTGGCTTGTGCAAGGATAGGAAGTTCAAATGTGGCGTAAAGACCACTCAATAAAGTAAGTTGCACATCATCTGTATCAATGATTATGGACATCTTCTTGGTAGGTGCTATTGATTGTGTGGTGCTTATGACCACAGGCTTGTCATAGGTGCTTGCGTCTACAATCCAGTAAGTTCCTTGCCATACATAGGTTATATAATCGCTTGGGTTGAGTTCGTCAGTTGTAGCACCACCCTCACCTGTATAGCTTACACTACATACAGCCTTGGCAAGCACAGGAAGTTCATAGCCTACATAAGCACCATCACCTAATGTCAGAACCACGCTTGCTGTGTCGATAGCAACACTCATAGGGAACTTAGGATTAAGTGTCTGTGATGAACTTATTGTGATTGGGTTTGTATGCTCCCAATATGTTCCGTTCCAAGTTAATTCTGTTACTGTACCAGCAAGGAATGTTACTGTCACAGAAGTTTCAGTTGCATCAGTATAGGTCACGGAAGTATCATAGTCCACCAAAACCCTTATCTTGAAACCTACTTGTGTATAATCGTTGATTGATATGCTTAGACCACTACCTGTGACCTCATAATTGGTCAAATCACTTATAGGAAGTGTGGTGTTTGCACTTATAGCTTTAGGAGCATAATCATTATCCAATTTATCCTTGAGATACTGTGTTCTGTTCACAAGGGACTGTGCCTGTCTGTTCGCTGTCTGTCCTGCACCACCTAAAACCAAGTCTGTGGTTTCAAGTTGGTAGACATCACTAAATGCGACAGGTGAAGCAGGTGTTATATTTGCCATATCTGTTCTCCTTTATCAGTATATCCTTTTCCAATGGTACACATCAATACAATTCACCCTTACAGGTGCGTTCTGACCACTATTTGATGTGGTGTTTGAAGGGTCTATTACTGTTCTACCCCAAGTCTTATTACCCAATCTTCTCGCATTGAAACCAATCATAGCAGGAGCACCGTCATCATCACCGTCAGCACTATACTTATCGTTAGGGTGGTTTCCAGCGTCATAGAATACACCTGTAGCATAGACATTATGCACCCTCTCACTTATCTCACGAGCACTATATGTACCGAAAAGGTTAGGTAAACTCTCTTTAAGACCGAATGAAAGATAGGTGTTTCCTGGGTTTGCGTTTGCGTTATCCCACATATTGCTTGTGAAATTTACTGTACTTGCACTCATACTTGAGATAGCTGAAACTCTTGTACTATGAATACCTACATACAAATCTTGATAGAAAGCACTCTGATATATTCCATAATCAAATGTTCCACTAAGTATCACAGCTTGGGTAGGATTGTTCCATTTGACAAGATAAGTGTGTGCTCCACTTGTGTTTCCATCCCTAAGATACACACCACCGAAATACACCCTTTGCCAACCACCACCATACAAACGACAAGGGTTCTCATTAGGCATACCTATCTCTTGTATGGTTTCACCTATTGCGTGTTCAGACACAGCGAACCAAGCACTACCTGTCCATACATATTCAATTCTTCTGTTGGCAAGGACATAATCACTTACAGTATTACCCAAGATGTTCTTATAAGTGATGTAGGTATTAGCCAAGAAGACAATCTGAATTGTGATACCTTGGCTCACAGCGTTGCCTAAAGTGATTGTGCTTCCGTTGGCGATAAGCCTTTCATCAAAGGAAGGTGTTATTGTGGTTGTTCCCAAGATTATCTTGGTGTTAGGAACAGCGACAGCACCTTGAAGTCCATTGACAGATGATACTGAGGAACCAGCAAGTTTGAACCAAGCATCATCATCATCAGACCACATAAGTCTGTCACCTACTATGAAATCAATTCCTTCCCAAGTGCCAGCGACATCAACCATAAAGTAATCGGAGTTACCCATAGTTTCACCACCTACAACATTACTTCCTTGGGTGATTGTAGGTGTGTTTGTGTCTGCGTTCCATTTACCTCTAAGTGAACCCGAAGTAGGTATCATTGGAGGTGGAACTTTGCCATTCTCGTCAAGATAAGGAATACCTCCTGGCACACCTTTCTCGACCTGTGGAATATAATCGCTCTTGACTTGCTCGATATTATTTATAAGTGCTTGTGCCTGTGTATTGGAAACACCACCAGCACCACCGACAATTCTATCGGTTTTCTCAAGCTGAGGTATCGGGTCATATCCAGCGACAGGGGTTAAATTAGCCATTTAATCCTCCTTATTCTTCCTCGGAAGCGTCAAAACTTATTGTCCAAGTTCCTGTTATTGCGATATTGATTGTCTTCACGATAGGTGCGTCAAGAACCCTTCTTGAGAAGAGGGTGTCGTTGCCATTGTCCACATAGAAAAGACCGAACTCATTTATGGTCATTCCATTGAACTCGCTTGTTTCAATATCAAAGTTGTATGTGATTGCCTTTTGGTTTGATTCAATTACATTGGAATCAATGAGTTTAGTCTGTTGGTTGGAAAGGCTTGTGTCTGTTTCCTCAGCTGGTGTATCAGAAGTACCCACACCGAATTTGGTAAGACCAGCACCACCTTGGCTACCAAGCAACTTCACAATGTCATAAAAACCATTCACAACAATCATATTCTTCAAATCAATATCACGGACAACTTTCTTGGTCTTCTTGTCATAAACTTTTAATTTAAGTCTACCTTCAACATTTATAGTGTTTTCCATATATTCCTCCTATTTATTCCTCATCTTCCCAACCAGCGTTGTACTTGAAGCTACCATCATACTTCTTGTCACCATTGTACTTTATCAATGGGAAGAACTGATAACGCATTGTTTCGCTTACACCAATCTTATTATCGGTTCTCGCTTCTTCCATCGCTCCGTGCTGAACAATACCACTATAAGGAAATTCCTTTTCATCAGCAGGTACTATATTCCTAATCTTATCATAATGTATCTCGTCAAGGAAGTAGTATCTTTCCTTGTGGGATTCGCCTACGCTTGCCTTGTCCTCAAGAATAATCTCAGACCAGCCAGGATAAATCTTATATGAAATGCCAGCACCGACCATATAAGGTGCGAACTTATCAAGTGGCTCGTTTTCCTCACTCTCGTCATTATACATTATCTTGACACCAGCGGGGTAATTAGGTTTAAGTCTGAAATTAGAACCCTCCTCATTGGAATAGACAAATCTGAGGATTTTGAGCAAACTTTCTACTGTACCCTTGGCTGTATTCTCTAAAACCTTTGCTTGTATGGATTTAACAAAATTCTCGTTAGTCCTCTGTTTTCTGTCCACTTCAAAAAGATTACCGAGCAAATCACATATACAATCATTCTGTAATACAGTATTCTGTTCCAAGAAATTACCCAACTGTTGAACCACACCCATAATCTCGTCAAGCTGTTGGTTCATAGTTGAGGAGAATATGTCAGTTTCCTTTCCCTTCGGATTTTCTTTCATCCAACCTGGAAAGAAAGGAGGTTTATCAAAAGGGATTAAATCAAGGGTTAATTCCATAATCACTCCTCTTCAATCAAAGTTGCACTTATCCTTGTTGCGTCAACAGACACAATCTCATTCTGTGCCACAGGTATATTCTCCGACTTGTAATCGCTTTGGCTCTGTGGTGGGTTCAAATCGTTTGTAATAGCAATCTTTATCTCGGCTGATGAAATACCACTAACTTGATAAATAGGCTGATAGAACCTCTGATAAATGACATCATCACCGATTGTGAAGTTGTTTCTTGCCCAAGTGATGATTGCGTCTTTGATAGAACCGTCTGTATCGACAGGGTGCTCTTCCTCATCATAATATGTATACTGAACTTGAATCCAAAGATATTTGGTGACAGGTCTTGAGAAACCTATTTTCCAAACTGTTCCCTCTGAATCTGTCACATCAATTACTGTTGTTCCATAGGCTTCTATGCCAGCAGGCTGTGAATTGAATATCGCCCTCGCAATCTCCTCATCATCACCACCTTGGACAATGACTTGGATTGATTTAGGTGGGAAGTTGCCTACATATTGCATTGTTCTGTTTGAAAAACATCTGCAATACGACACATTAGGAACTGTATAAACAGCGTTCTCTATGGCTGTTTCTGTTGCAATAGACTGTCTTTGCTTAGTTTTAATTGAAAGTCTGAACCAATCATCTGTTTCTGTGTCTGTACCTGTACTACCCTCAATGTAGTTATGAATAGTATTAAGACCACTTATCTCATTCACAATGGTGGTCAGCATACCTACACCAACATATATAGCACCTTTTTCTTCTGCTATATATTTGGAAGATTCACCCACTTCTTCAATTTCAATGGAATCGGTTGTGGTGATGTTCATACTCCATTGGTTTTTAAGCGTAGCGTCATAGAATTTGATATTCTCGTTCTCAGAATCATCAAGGAAAACGAATACAGAACCCATTTCCTCAATAATTGCGTTCTGAATACCATCTATGATGTTCTGAACAGTAGAACCACTAAGGACAGTATAAGTAATCTGTGTATTGTTGATTGTGAAAGTATATACTGTGTTCTCGCTTGTCTGTTTAAGGTGAAGTGAGATACCACAGAAGAAATCCTTGTTCAAGGTGATTTCTTCCTCTGACTTAAAATAATGCTCGTTATCGTCTTCGGCTAAATGCCCTTGTGGTATTACTGTCCCATCATCACCCCAAAGCACACATTGAACCTCTGTTGATGTGGCACTCTGTCTTTGCACATTAACTTGGTTTCCTAATCTATCAAGATGAACACCACTCGCACTATTCACATCGTGGCAAGTATATAATCCACCCAACATTTCCCAAATCTGTGCTATCTTGATTGATTCGTTATAGCATACAGCACCAGCAACACTCTCAGGAGATAAATCTATATCATTACCGAACTTCTGTCTATATAATTCCTTCTGCTCTTCGAGAATAACATTGAAGGGTTTAACAACAAAACCACTTGGGGTCAATCCGTATTCTATTGCCATATCAACCTCACATATCAAGTTCCGAACTGTATCTTATCTCTTCTTTGTCAACAGTCTTCGCAACGAAATCCACCTTAAGCTTCCGTTCAGAACCTATATAGTCAGCATTGAAGCTTTCTATTGATTCAATACCATCTATATTCAATATTTTACTCTTTATTGAGGAAATTATCAAGGTTCTATGCTCATTCTTGGATAATTCAAAAGCACCGATATAAGGAACACCGATAGTTGAATCTGTGAACCATTCTCCCTTTTGGAATGAAAGGACTGCTCTTATCTTCTGCTGATAATACTCCATATTAGTCCTTGTGAGCATTGTCTTACCTTTCTCTTTGTAAAAATCATTCATATTAGGAACAAGTAAAAAATCTCTCATACCATATCCACCTTATCTTGACCACTATCGCTTATAGTCAAAGTTATAGTCTTAGTTGTCGTACTGTCACCCATCTTGAATGTACCTTGTGCACTACCACTATCTCCTTCCGTTAAAGGAGCAAGACCATCAACCTTACTGTTCTGTATTATAGTAGGAACAATGGTTATATCCACTGGTGAAACCAAGCTCCAACCATCAACAGTACCACTTTTTACGGTGACACTCATATTCCCACCATACACTTTACCTTGTATGGCTCCAGCAATAACTTTTATATCATTCAAGGGTTGAGTATTTATCTTCATTACTGCTGACATAGGAGAACCATCTGCACTCGCATATATCGCCACATAGTCCTCAATAGCAATACTTCCCATATTCTACCCTCAACTTACACTCAAAGTGCCACTAAGACCCTTTATGACCACTCCAGAGCTACTTGTGGTTATAGTGTTGCCACTCAAATCTTTTATGATTATTCCACTTGAGCTTGTGGTTATCTTATTTCCATTAGAATCTTTGATGTCGAGACCACTATTTCCAACTTCAACCTTATTGTCTCCTACTGTGACAACCATTTTCTTATCGTGATGTAAAGCAAAACAATCCAAATCCTTTATATCAGGAAACTCAAAAGCTTGTAATCCAGGAATACATATAGCGTCTGCTATACTGAATCTTCTTGGGTCTTCGTCTTTTATGCCACTACCGCTTGTTATTTTCCATTTATCAAGGCAACACTCGGAAAATATGACAAACACATAATCACCTTTCTTCAATGGGATATGTATTCCACCCTCGCTTGTACCGAAATAGAGCACAGGTACATTAACAAGGACAGGTAAATCGGTATATACATCAGTTTTAGTGAGTTTATCCCTCAATTTCCTCTTTATTGAAGGAATGAGATTGGCTCTCCTCTTTGTTGCGTCATAACTCTTTACTACACAAGGAAATGCAGTATGAACATTCGATATTTTATAGGTTATGAATTTGTCAAGTAATGCGTATAATTCTTCTTCTACATTAAGGCTCATAATTGCTCCACCATAAGCTCCACGCTGAACTCACCTCTCATATTGCTTCCTTGGAAATGTGCTTCCCTTATAAGAACCTCTCCGTTCAATGTCGAACTCTCCACTTTGCATACCGAATTAGGTATAAGCTGAGGATATAAAAGTGCCTTGAACTTCCAACGAGGTCTATCTGTATTCACTTGCTCATCTTTCTCCTCGAACAACTGCTGAGGAACTGATAAAAGACCCGTACTTGTCTTAATCACAAACCCTAAATTCTGAATCTTCGTATTAGGGAAATGTATATATAAAATCTCATTCTGAATGGAATAAGTAAGTCCAACTCTATTGAGAACTTCCCTAAGACAATCTTTAGCCATTCCGAAATAAGCATATCCTTGATGATAGAAGGAAGTTTTCAATGTGGAATACACTTGTGCATTGTCTGGAGAGTTCTCAAGTCCTTTAGTGGTAAATCCCATAATCTCTGTGACTTTCTTGACTACTGTATAGACATCTGTATTCTCTATGAAAGAATAAGAGAAGGAAGAATTGACCATATCGTTCACACCATCAATGGCTTCAATGTTTATAACTCTATCTGACTTAGATTTCTCTACAAACGCTTTAGAAATATTACCGTTAAAAAGAACAAGTGGGTCACGACCACTATTTATTCCCTTATATCCTGCCTTTAGAACAATATGTCTGCCTATTGTGAGGAGAAGGTTTGTAGTAGATTGATTGCAGTTATAGACTTTTATCTTGGCAGTAGCAGTATTGTCTTTGGTATCAGAACCTTTAGTGATGTCAAACTCTACGCACAAGTTCTTTATCTTAAGTGCTTCATTTCCTTGAGATATGCCAATCAAAAGCTCAACTGTCCTATCAAACAGTTCCATTATTACTCCTCATCAAACCTTACAATAAGCTCAAACTCATCAGCAAAATTATCAAGAGTTATCTCCCTCTTGTCGTTCTTAGGTAAACAAGTAAGACTGAAATCAAGCAAATACGCATACTCATCAAGCATATTCACATTGAGAATTACTCTTATACCACCTACAATTAAATTATTGTAATCATCTGTTATGCTTAATTCCCAATAATTGCAATTCACATTCCAAGCAAAATGAAAACGATAGAGATTGTTGTTTATATCTACTGTCTCACTCCACTTAGAACCTAAATTAAGTATTGGTATTCGATACATCACTCTACTCATATTACTGCACCTGCATTTTCATTCCCCAACTCTTTATCTCTTCCCATTGAACACCTTTAAGATTAGCAAAATTCTTACCTTCTTCTTCCCAATAAGCTATAATCTCTGGCTCCAAATTCTTACCAGAAGCGAGGTCTTTAAGATAATATTGAAGAGGAATGCTCATATCAGCCATAATCTTCTCTTTATTTACTTTACCACCTTCCATTTCATTACCAAGTTGTGCGTTATCAGGTGCAGTAACCATTACATCCATTTCAGAGGAAACAACCTTTATTTTCCTCAAAGTCATAGTGAAATGAAGGTCTGCTCCTGTATCAACATCCCTTGGCACATCATAGGAAGTTATAACCATATCCTCATAGACATCAAGACCAGTGGTTATTGTTATAGGTTTTCTATCCTTAGCAAGTTTCTTCAACGCTTGATTAAACTGTATAACCTTATCTCGTAAGGAATTATGAAGCGTTAAAGCATTCTCTTTAGGAACATCTATTGATTGAAATTGAGAATCATTCCAAGCAGAGCTTATGAAACCACTTATCTCAATTTCATCTGGCTCCTCAAATACATTATCTGAAATATTATAACCTTCTTCTACGGGTAAATCAGATACACTATTTTTAACAGAATGTTTCTCACTTAAAAAAGCGTCTATTGATATTGTACCTATCTTCTTGGGAACAATATCATATATCATTGTTATAGGTTTTTCCTTAACATTAGTTATTTTTCCATCTACAAATTGGATTGCCATTTAATTCTCCTTAATAAGATGGAGCTGGAATCTTACTTCCAACACTATTTATTCTATTAGATAAATCTTCATACATTCCTTGAGAGAAAGCAATACCTTGTTGTTTTGCGTCATCTGTACCACTTGTATTTACTGTAATGTTATTAGTAATGTTATTATTCTGATTCTGAATGGTGTTATAATGAGTTGCAAAAGCTCTCTGCATATAATTGTTTCCAGCAGTACCACCTTCTTTGAGAGCTTCCATAGAAGCAGAAGGTAAACCACCTAAATATCCAAAGAAAGAACTCATATGCTTTCCAAAAGGAGTATCTTTCAGCCAACCATCCCAAAATTTCTCCTTAAGTTCTCCAAAAGCACCACCCTTCTTAGACCATTCTTCTTTCTCTTGCTCTGCTTTAGCTCTATTATATCCATAATTACTCAAAGCTTTATTCTTATCTTCTTCTATTGTCTCAGGGTCAGCATAAGGCTTGAATATATCCTCTTGATGAGTGACAACATACCAAATTCCATATACAAGAAGAGCAATAGTAGCAATAGGAGCTAAAGCACTAAGAATACTTGTGACCTCAGCACCAGTTATAGCAGTAGTGATTGTACCAGCAAGTTTACCAACAGCACCTTTTACAATAGGAATCGCAAGTTGACCTATACCAAAGAGAATAGCGGCTAACTCTGGATTATCTGTCACCCACCTCACAACTTCTGCCAATTTACCCATAAAATCATCTATATCTTTTATATGAGTAGATATTAAACTACCGATAGCGTTAAAAGCTTTTTTGAAAGCGTCACCTAAAGCGTCTATAAGTTCTCTTGTTCCTTGGAAATTATTTGTTTCTTTTTTCCAAAGAATAAATAAGTTTACAATATCGTAATAAAGTTTACCTATCTTTCTTGCGAGCTTACCCCAAAATAAACCAAGCTCAACTTCAAGGTCTCCTAATTTTCTCTCAACACTTTCAAATATAAATCTAACTTCTCTCGCAAATCTTATGGCTTGAGGTGTAGCACCGTGAAATATCTTCTCAGCTATATTTTGCCACTTAGAAGCAAGCAATCTCTTGTAGTTATAGAAAGAACCTTCCAAGGCATTTGTAAAGTCTCCTTGAATCATTGTGGTTCTTGAGAGAAGGAAATTATATCTTGCTATATATTTCTCTGCGTCAGTCATTTGATAATAAGACTTCTTTATGCCTTGTGTCATAAGATAGTCTTGTATATCAACATCTGACATATTGATACCCAACTGTCTAAGTCCGATTGTATAACCAGACATAGCAGAGCGTATCTTGTGCATAGCACTATCGTTTGTTATGTTATAGAAAGAAGCAAGGTCAGCAGAAAGTCCTACAAGCTCTTTAGACATTTCTGCAAATTGAGGGGAAGTTATTCCAGCGGTTTTAAGAATAGCTCCCATACTCATATTATATCTCTTGGCTTGTAACTCAGAGAGACCGAACTGCTTACCAGCTTCTCTTGACCATTTATCTATATCATCATAAAGCTCATTGAATGTTCTTCTTAAAGAATCTTCAACTTCTGTAAGTGAGGAAGCGTATTCAAAATTATCTTTAATAGCTTTTGCCCATATAACTTTAGAAGCTATACTGAAAAGTCTTAATGATGTTCTTATTCCGTGAAAAGCACCGATGGCATCGTTTTTAAGTGTCTTTATTATACCATCGTATTTTTTAGCACCAGAAGTCTCAACTCTGAAACCAAGTTTAGTTATAAGCTCTCTTACTACCATCACTTCTCCTTGTGCATAAGCAAGGCATTACGAGCCATTTCATTGTCACTATACATATCAAGTACAGCGTTTGCCTGCATTACTTCCTCATAAGTCCAATGCTCCATAATATCCTTGAGAGGAGTGTTTGTCTCTTTCCATATTCTCCATATAGGGAATATCTCTTCAAGACTTGGAGAGAGCTTTCCTACAACACCCACTCTCGCATTTATATCGGATATTTCTTTCCTACCCTTCCTTAACCAAGGGTTGTTCTCATCTGGAACCCAAAGCTCGGAAGAATCTTTGTAAAAAAATCAGGGTAATTGACCTCCAAGACAAATTGAGCTAAAGGATAAATGTCGAAAAGGTGCTCCTTGAAAACTACATCCATAGTAGTATTGAAATCTGTCGCAAAAGCAAGAGTATGAGCACCCTCTTCGTCTTTCCAAGAAACAACCACATTCTTGAAAAGTCTGTTGAGCAAAGCAATAAAATCATCTTCACTCAAAGTCTCTGTCAACTTCTCAATAGCTCTGCTTATTCCCTTTCCATTCACCTCTGATTCAAGGCTCTTAACATCTGAGAAAAGCTCTGCAAATGCTCCTCCAAATGTCTTTACAAGATACGCCTTTAATCTCAAACCCTCAATAGCCATAAAAGGTGCTACCTAAAAGGTCTTTCCGTTAATCTCTTTTGTCTTATTAGTCATATTCTCCATCCTTATTCTAATAATATCCTCTAAAACCAATTATAAACCAAAATGGTCAAAAATTCAAACCCCTTATGAAGAAATGA